CCCGCAAAAACCCAAAACCAGCCAATGTTCCCGGCTAGAGATTTATTATCGGACGCCGTTGTTTGCTGTTTTTCTTTCGCTTGCGTCCGCTTGAACGCTTGACTGACTTGATTAGCTTGGTGTTGGCTTAGTCGATAAGAATTTATGATCTTCTCATCAAAGCCTTCTGGTAAAGGGATAGCCCCGCGTTCGAGCTTTGAAATAAAGGCTGGTGTCTCACCGAGCTTTTCAGCCATGTCTAGGATGCGTTCACCACAAGCTAGCCGGATCATTCTAAGTTGCATCCCAAACTCAGTTAGCATTGCACTCTCCGATAGCTATCTTCACTGCCGAATTAACTTGTGCAATAATTCGTTCGTCTGTGTCGCCTCGCTGCTTTAAAATCTGCACGATCATAGTCATGAAAGCTGCCGGCAGATATTTTTGAACGGACCATTTTCAAAAAGCTTTCGCGTGACACCCGCAAAAACCCAAAACCAGCCAATGTTCCCGGCTAGAGATTTATTATCGGACGCCGTTGTTTGCTGTTTTTCTTTCGCTTGCGTCCGCTTGAACGCTTGACTGACTTGATTAGCTTGGTGTTGGCTTAGTCGATAAGAATTTATGATCTTCTCATCAAAGCCTTCTGGTAAAGGGATAGCCCCGCGTTCGAGCTTTGAAATAAAGGCTGGTGTCTCACCGAGCTTTTCAGCCATGTCTAGGATGCGTTCACCACAAGCTAGCCGGATCATTCTAAGTTGCATCCCAAACTCAGTTAGCATTGCACTCTCCGATAGCTATCTTCACTGCCGAATTAACTTGTGCAATAATTCGTTCGTCTGTGTCGCCTCGCTGCTTTAAAATCTGCACGATCATAGTCATGAAAGCTGCCGGCAGAGCACGAGCCAATTCGGCGTCAGATAGTTGATCTTCAGTTTCAATTTTAATTGAAATTTTGGGGGAGGAATTATCAGTCATTATTCAGTCTCCAAAGGTGGTATTTCAGCATAGAAA